ACGTTGGTGGTCGCAAGTGCATCAAAGGCTCATCTATTAGAGAAGTCACTGACGCTCTACAGATGTGCAACATCAAATCTACATATAAAAACTTTGGCTTAAAGCTAAGCCGAAGCAAAGGCCCAACATTGGCGGCTTGGCTTAGACATACTGTCAAAGAGCGCACTGCTAAACGTGTCTTTCTTATCGTCGCAGGCCATCACTGGCAGCTCGTCCAAGGCAGACGATACGTCTGCGGCATCGTTGGCGAACCAGTATCTATACGCGATAAAAAAGTTAAAAGACGAGCGCGTGTATCTAACGTGTATGAGCTTTCACTTTTGGGCATCGCTGAGGCCGGTGCAAAAATCGAAATACCTGCCGAGGCACGTAAGCCAAAGCGTGACGCAGTCGCAACATCCGACTACGCGGCAGCAAAGCGCCTAGCTAAAAAGATGGAGATCGAGATCGAGCTTGATCAGATCGGGCCATCACGAAAGTACGACGTGCAGAAGTGGATTAGCTACGATGACGTCGATGAAAACAACGAGCACCTCGACTTCGCCATGATGGGCGTTATCGATGGCCACTGCTCATACGACTGGTGGGAGCTGCACGGTAAGCTCGAAGAGATCCAAAGGTATCGTGACGAGCACGGCTACAGGCGGTACAAAGAAGCCGCCTAAACAACGCCCCTGATACTACGCTTCAACGGCCGGCTCCATGAGCCGGTCGAACTCGTTCCGGATGCCAGTGTCGTGTGATCATTGGCCAGAGATAAACAAACGGCGTCAGCTCTATCCGGAGATACAACGCCCCTCTTCTTCATCGCCTCCTTGCTCTCAACTTGGATCTTACCGGCCGAGGTAAAGTGATAACGAGGCGCAGCGAGCTCCGCATAAAGCGCATCATCACGCGGCAACCGGACGTCCATGCCCTCGAGCCACGCCTTACACCTAAACCAGATCTCAGCGCGCAGGTTTAAATACGTGTCCTTCGACATAGCACGCTCCGACACGTTTAAGCCACGCGCAGGTAAACCTACCTCACGCAATCGATCTAGCACTCCGGCGCCGAACCCGTTGCTATCCACAATGATCTCTGTCGGCCGTTTTGATGGTGGCAGAATATCATACTCTGCCTTAACAGCTCCGGAGAGCTGCATTAGATCGAGGTTACGCCACACAGTTAACGGATGGATTACCGGACCCTGACGCTTGCATAGCACGCTGCTATCGTTGCCCTGCCGTGCGACGTCCAGACCCCAGACATATGCAGCATCCTCATGAACCTTTATATCGCTTGCCATCGCGTGCTCAATCAGAGCTACCGGTATCACGGTATCTTCCTCGGACGGTGGGAAGTTGCCAAGCACGCGCACATGGTAAGCAGGGCTGTCCTCGCCGTACCGCCGTTTCATGTCGTCGATGTAGTCGTCGGACACTCGAGGCGAGCTTACGCAGGAAACGTGCATCGTATGCCAGTCATCGCGCAGCCGGTTATGCGTGTCATAAAAGAAACCCGTGTTCCGCGTCGGGTTGCCGGTAAGCACAGTGGTCGCATTGTGTCCGGACATCGATCCACTGGCGGCCTCAAAAACGGCATTTGGCACGCCGCTCGCCTCGTCGGCGATCAATAATACGTCTGAACTGTGCACGCCGGCGAGCGCCTCCGGCTGCTCAGCCCGAGACGTGCGAACCGATATAAACGCGCTCTCAGGGCTTTTCTTTAGCTCGATACGATCCGATTTAACCTCAAGCAGCTTGTCAAAGGGTGGCCTTAGACGCTTAGCTACATTTTTCATTTCCGCAAAACAGGCGTCAAAGAGCTGCGCCGAGGTAGGAGCTGTAACCACGGTTTTACTTGGAACACGCATTAGAACGTGCCAGACGGCAGCCATAGCCACGGCAGTTGATTTTCCTACACCGTGTCCAGATCGGACAGTTATACGTCGTCGCTCTGGATCAGCTACTGACATAAGCAGCTCACTTTGCCACTGATCCGGCTCGATGCCAATTACCTCGGAGGCAAAGGCTACTGGGTCGCTCTGATAGCGCCGCATGAGCTGTAAGAAGGGATTACTGGTCGGCTTGTTCATTTTAGGGCTCCATTACTTTAAAATTTTTTTTCGGGGGTGCGTAAAGGGGTCGGTTGCTTTTGCACCGGCCGCAAAAGAATCAAGGGGGGGTCTAAACAAAATCCTGCTGCGTTGCGGCATGTCTAATTTCCATTTTGTTAACATAATATATATTATGCGAATAGGAAACGTAACAAAATCAATGACTTAGCACGTTTCTGCGACGCGGCGATAATCTTTTTGTTAACATTATTGACTTTTACGCTGCAACGCAGTATTCGCGCGCGCGCCTGCGCGTCGGTTTCCCGATGCGCGGAATCACCGTTCAGCTTCGCCAACGTCATTTACTTCTCCCTCGATTACTTCGCCGCTTACTTCCCGTAACAATGCGGCAGCTTCTGCATGTAAATCGCCAACGCTAATGTTTACAGCAAGCTCTTTGTGGCGCGTATCATATTGTGGATTTAACTTCGCAGCCATCCACTTATCAGTATCAACTTGCAACCTTGCAGAATTAATAGAGTTATCTTCCGCATGTACGCTTACCGCCGTGTTAACCGCTCTTGACGCAAAGAAGTGAGCTGATTGTTCTTGAGCTTCTGCGTAGCGTTGACGACGCCCTTCCGCCATGTCTAGCCACCTCGACCACAACTTATAACCAATACCAATGTCTTTGAGTAATTCAGTTAACGTCGTACCAGTAGCTAACCGGTTGAACAACTCGTCCTCACCTATCTTACTTACATTGGCTAACTTAACATCTGCAACCTTACCCATTTACTTGTCCTCCATCTTTGCACGGTCACTGACAAACGCAGTGACGGCTTTCATAACATACGGCAGGTCTTTAGCCGGTATTGTTGCCACTAGCTTACCATCGACCCACACCCTTAGTCCATCGTCATACACCGACCAGTTTACCACGGTATGTCATCCTCCATAATTGGTATTGTATTTCCCTTATCGACAATATGCGTAATCTTTGCCTTCGGGAAGGATGTAAACGCATCATTTAAAAACGTGTCAGTAAACTCTTGCCGTACAATCCTAGCTGCGTCTTCAAAGCTATAAACGATCCAATCAGGATACTTCACCCGTAGCTCAGCTACACCTTCCATTGCAAAGCAAACGACCTTATCACTGTCATCCATAGTTACGGCATATGCATGTGCCGGCAATGGTTCATGCCCTGCATCAAGCGCAGACTGCTCTAGCTTGTCCCATGCTTTAATGAGCTGACCTGCCACCTGATGTGTCGCCACAATGTTTTCTTCTGACACAAAATTACCGAGAGCCTCGTATGCCGCTCTAAACCTACCTGCAAGCTCGGGCTCTACTAGTGACGGTAAACTATCTCCCCACTTACGCTCCATCTCTCGTGCTTTACGATCCAATGGCTCGAGCTGTCCCCAGAGTCCTGCGGAAATAGGTTTACTTTCATTACCATGTCTAGGGTCAAACGACTTTCTATCTTTTATCTTATTTGCGCTAATCCTGTTTTTCATATTATACTCCCGAACTCCCTGCCGCAGTAGCGTATATATACGCAACAACTGCGGCGGTAGGTTTTATCCGCACTTGTCGGAGTTGTCCGCACTACAACTGCGGTAACTGCGGAGATCAATGGACCGTCTCACTGCCATCCACAGATAGCTTTAACATGCGCTGTAAGTCGGCCATGTTTTTATTTGCTTCATGTGCTACGTCAACCATAGCGTCGAACAGGAGCACATACTGCGTAATTGGCAACGGAGCTATCGGCTGATGCTCTTTGACCCACACAATGCTCGCTTCGCCTGTTGTTGTATCCCATACAATGTCTGCGAGTTTTTTCTTACTTTTTGGCTTGCTCATTGGCTTTCCCTTCCTGTAGCAGCTTAAACTGCCTGATGCGCCACGCTACGACCTCAAGCTCCTCGGCCATGTGCTCAGTTATAATACCGCTGAACAATGGCCTGCGATCTCTTGCTGTAAGCGCCTCGCCGGCTATTAATGCAAATGTGTGATCTTTTTTAGACAATTCAAATGTCATATGTGCGACCTCGTAATGCTCACGGTCTGCGTCTGGGTGGCGCCGTTTAGCTTTAACGCTATGTGTGCTCATAAACCTGCCTCCTCACGGCTGATCCAATCACCGACTATAACTACCGGAACCTCGCGCCCATCGCGCTTACTGAGCCAAGTAGAGTGCCGTAGCACGTCAGTTTCAAGCCACTTCTTAGCTATTGCCCGAGCTCTCGCTTTCTCATGTTTCTTATCTAAATCTAGGTTGAGGACTTTTGCAACGACTATGCCAATCCAGTTTTTTGCCCTGACGTCAGACCGGTACGGCTCATCTGCCTGCTCGGCCTCACCGACGGCACGCTGTACATTCAGCGCATCTTTCGGCCCGATGCCGTCAAACAGATCTGGCATGGCATACGAAGTTGCTACACCTACATATTCGCCATTGGGCAGCTCGACACCGACCATACGCCGGTACACGGCATGTGCCGCCGGCGGAGCTAGGTTTGACTTGCCGTCGTCAACTCGGAATATACCGAGGCTTTCCTGCTCGCTAACGCCAAGCTTTAGCGCATCGTCTTGACTAATCTTGTTAATGACCCTCGCAGCTCTTGCCGCACCAATTAGCGAGCCGGCGCCCCTGACGCTGTCTACAGTAGCCTCGTCACCATTGCCCTTGCGGATGTGATGTACCAATCCGACACTACAGTCAGTCGCGTCACAGACACGTCGCACGGCAGCAACTGCCGCATTCATTGCCACGTTGTCATTTTCGTTTATTTGATTAGCGCCAACCCACGGGTCGATAAATACGACACCGATTTTATGCTGTTCAATTTTTTCAATCATATAGTTAACAAGCTCGTCATGCACCTGTATGCCTTCCCTACCTTGGCTCGCAAACATAATCTGCATATCACGGCCTGCGTCAAGAAATAGCCTACCTTCAACGTCTTCCGGAGAGATGTTAAAGTGAAGCATTGCCGCGACTAGTCTACGCTGCATCTCCTCTAATGGATCTTCTAGGTTAACAACCCAGACATTACACTGCTCACGTACCTGCTCACCGAGCAAAGGTTTACCGGTAGCAATTGCTAAAGCCTCGACGATTTGCATTGACGTCTTACCAACGCCTCCGGCGGAAGCTAATACGCTGACGTTGGATCTAATGTAGTGGTTACCATAGATCCAACGCCGCGCAGGGATCAACGCAGGGTCGATCCAAGTGAAGGGCGTGGGCCACTGCCTCTCGGCCTCTAATGCCTCTTGCACTTCCTGTTCTACTGGCTTAGCAGTTGCGAGTGCTTCTCGCAACTTGGCTTCTCCTACCTCGCGCAGGTAGTCGTTAGCATCTTTGACGTTGTCGACCCCGAGATGCGAGAAGCGCACGACGTACACACTGGTCGATCCATCGCCGCGTAACACGTCAGCTACTGCATCGACATTTAAATCTGGATCAGCGCATATCGTGACGTCAGAGGCGCGTGGCACGTTGTAAGTAGACATACCTGCCTTCCCAAACGTGCAAATTACTGTAGCCTCGTCTCCGACGGCCTGACGCACGCTTAATGCATCTTCTGGCCCTTCGGTCAATATAATTGGTCCAGTCGATCCTACGCTCATTACATTGCCTGCTATTACGCCTCGGCTATATTTACTGATGCCATTGTGCTCACGCTTACGGCCCTCCGGAGTAAGCAATACGCTTTGTATGCCCTCGACCTCACCGGACGCGCTGAATGCAGGAAACACTATCGCCGGCCCATCATACACATTAGGGCTAAACCTCGCTATGTTCGACGCTGTACTAGCTCTAAGGCCACGATGATTAAGATATAATAGTGCCGGTCTTACGGCGTCTTTATTTTCTCTGTTGATCGGGACGCTACGCTCCCAAGTCTGACGCGCCTTGTTCATCTTATCGATGCGCGTCTCGTCATCTCTCGCTAATAAATCAGACGCTGCAAGCTTACTGATTAATCGCTCGAAGTCGCTTGCCGTATATGGCACGGCGTCTGAGTTTTCTAATTGCTTTGGATTTTCGCCGCCACGTTTAAACCCTGATCCAATGGTCGCCTTTATCTCTGGCTCATTTAATCCGATTTGTTTTGCCGCGCCGTGTAGATCGACGATGGCCTTGTCTAACAGCGCAGGCGCCAGATGCGCGTGCCTGCCAATCGTGAAAGCAGCTTTGTTAAGCACTTCGTTACGTCCTCCACGTAACGCATGTACTACGTCGCCTACAACGCTC